CAAGACGGTTCACTAAAAACTCAAGGTGAGATCCGTCAAGCACACCCCAATACCTCGTTTCCTAAAACTTGGTCACCTGAACTGGTCAACGAACTAGGCCTTGATCCTGTCTTTGACACACCGCAACCTACAACAACCCGCTATCAAACTGCATCGCATGACGGTGTAGAGCAGATTGATGGCAAGTGGTGCTGGAAGTGGAAGATCACGGAGATGGACGCAGAGCAGAAGGCCGCACTAGATGCACAACAGGCCGCTGCTGTTCGCTCTACTCGTGATGCTCGTCTTGCCGAAACTGACTGGGTTGTTATTAAAAATCTAGAATTAAATCAAAATATTCCTGGTATTTGGGAAGTCTATCGACAAAACTTGCGTGATATTCCTACTCAAGCTGGCTTTCCTTGGGATATTACTTGGCCTACAAAACCGGAGTAACCGATGGCGGCGCACGAATCTGAAACCATTAAGACTGTAACTGATGGCCTCTCATTAGTAACCGTAATTGGTACATTAGCAGAGATTTTACCAGCAATTGCAGCATTATTTAGTATTGTCTGGACTGGTTTTCGAATCTATGAAACCCAAACTGTGCAGAAATGGCTTGGTAAAATAAAGGACAAAGATGTCTCGTAAAGTTACTTCTGCCGTTACTAGGACAGCTACAGACAAGGTTACTCTGTATACAGTCCCGACACGCAACCGTGCTGAGTGGGAGTTGCTGTATGTCATTTCTTTGACTGGCACAGATTCTCCTGCTGTATACTGGTATGATAAGTCTGCTAACGTGGAATACCAGGTGCTAGGCGCTAAGAACTTAGGCGCTGGTGATTATGTTTTGTTGAATAATGCAGTAGTAGTAATGGAAGAGGATGATGAGATTCGTGTTAAGAACAGTTCAACTAACACTGTTACTTACATTGCTACAGTTAATCTAATACAAAACATTGCAGTTAGTTATCATCAAAATTAAGGAGCCTTTATGAAAAAGCCAACAACTAAAGCAGGTAAAGCAGAGAAAGTAGGTAAAGTTATGCGTGAGTACAAAGAAGGTACTTTGCATAGCGGTAAAGGCGGTCCAGTAGTAAAATCTCGCAAACAGGCTGTTGCAATTGCTATGTCGCAGGCTGGTATGTCCAAGAAACCAATGATGATGAAGAAAGCTGGCCGTGGTCGCTAAAAAAGGTCTTTATTACAACATTCAGGCTAAACGTAAACGCATCGCTGAAGGCTCCGGCGAGAAGATGCGTAAGCCTGGAACCAAAGGTGCTCCTACTGCTAAAGCCTTTAAAGAGGCTAAAAAGACTGCGAAGAAATAATGGTTAAGAAAGTCTATCAGAATCCTGAAGGTGGTCTTAATGCCAAAGGTAGAGCCTATTTTAAGCGTACTGAAGGCGCTAATCTCAAACCACCAGTATCGGCCAAGACAGCAGCAAAGTCACCCAAAGCAGCAGCACGCCGTAAGTCCTTCTGTGCTCGTATGTCAGGAGTTGATGGACCACTTAAAGATGAAAAAGGCAGGCCAACAAGGAAAGCCCTAGCACTGAAGAAATGGGATTGTTAAATGGCTACTACATATTTAAATTTAGTTAATGATGTCTTGGTAAGGCTTCGTGAGCCTTCCGTGGCTACTGTTAGCGAAAACGACTATAGTGCCTTGATTGGCAAGCTAGTCAACGATGCCAAGCGTGAAGTAGAAGATGCTTGGAACTGGGAATGTCTAAAGAATACCTATACTATTTCCACTGTATCTGGTACATTTAACTATGTACTGACAGGGGCTGGTACTCGCTTTCGCATAGCTCAGGCTGCTAATGACACCCAAGACTGGTTTTTAGAGCGCAGACCTTCTGCGTGGTTTACAGAAAACTTAATTCTTACCGCTAGTCCTGTAGAGGGTAGTCCAGAATATTATAATGTTAATGGTGTAGACTCTAACGGCGATGCTTCAATTGATGTCTATCCTAAGCCCAATTCTGTAGAACTTTTACGATTTGATGTCTTTCGTCCTGAGAATGAATTAACTAGCAACACTGACACAACAGAACTGCCTAAGAGTCCTATTGTACAACTGGCTTGGGCTAAGGCCATTGAAGAGCGTGGTGAGGATGGCGGCATTGGTGTCAGCAGTCAGTATGCTGTAGCAAAACAATCCTTGGCTGATCACATTGCAATTGAGGCTGGTCGCCGTGATGATGAAATTACTTGGTATTGGACATAATGCCTAACAAACCTCTTGAATCTACATCAATTGTATCTCCAGGATTCTTTGGTTTAAACAGCCAAGACTCAGGAGTCAGCATGGATCAGTCGTTTGCGCTGCAGGCGACTAATGCTGTAATTGATAAGTCAGGCCGTATCGCTGCTCGAAAAGGCTGGTCGTATCGTACCTCTAGCGGGGGAACATCGTCCAACCCAGAGGCTATGTTTCAGTTTAAAGCAGATAGTTCTACTTACACTATCATCAGCACAGGCAACAATAAACTGTTCACTGGTGAAACCACCATGACAGAGATGTTTGTCCGTAACAGTACAGACACAGCTAACTTAACATATACGATTACAGACAATAACTGGCAGATCGTACAAGGTGAATACGATACTGGACTTAGCCGTTCTTCCCATGCTTATCTGGTACAGGCTAGCCATCCTATCCTGACTTACCATAAGTTAGGCGCTACAGCACACGCCCATACTGGTTCTTATGGATTTCAACGCCTTGGCGATATTGGGGCTGTGCCTACTGGCTACACTACTACTACATTTACTCCTGACTGTGCTTTAGCGGCTTATGGTCGTCTTTGGGTAGCCAACATTGGGGCAGACGATTTAACTGTTTATTATTCAGTTTTGCTTGACAACAGTAACTTTTCTGGTGTAGGATCTGGCTTTATAAACCTAGAGCAAGTAGTTCCTGGCGGCGACAAGATAGTAGCACTGGCAGAGCACAATAACTTTCTTATTATCTTCTGTCAGCAAAATATTGTTATCTATGCCAATGCTAATGATATTGATAATCTACAGTTGTCAGATGTAATTACAGGTGTTGGTTGTGTAGCCAGAGACTCAGTGCAGAATATTGGCACAGATATTGTTTTCTTGTCTAACTCTGGTGTTCGTAGTATTGCTAGAACCATTCAAGAAAAGTCTGCGCCTATCCGTGATATTAGCCGGAATGTTCGTGACCAACTATTGTCATATCTTAGTGGTGAAACAGCAGCAGAGATTCGCAGTGTTTATTACGAAGCAGACGCTTTCTATCTGCTGACAATGCCTACTAGTGGTTTAACTTTTTGCTTTGATTTGAGACAGTTTTTGCAAGACGGTTCTGCAAGAGCAACTGTTTGGAACAACATTGATCCTTCATCGCTGTGTGCTACACACGACAGAAGGCTACTAATGGGGAAGACAAATGGAGTTGCTCTATACAACGGATATACCGACAACAGTCTTGCATACACTTTTTCTTATTATACTCCTTATTTTGACTTTCAATCACCATCTATAGTCAAGATGTTAAAGAAGTTAGGTGTTACTGTTGTTGGTGGCTCCAACACTATTATTGATATTCGATATGCTTTTGACTACCAAACTAACTTTAAGACTGTTCGTGTAACAGTTCCTGGTGGCACAACTGCAGAGTATGGAGTAGCACAATATAATATTGACGAGTATTCAGCATCTATTTTTATTGACAGCGTAAAGAAACAACTATCCGGTAGCGGAAACGTAGTCCAGATTGGTTTTGATACTGTCATCAATGGTAAGTCCGTGTCTATTCAAAAAATTGATATTTATGCCGTTACAGGAAGGACAATCTGATGTCTAATTATACCAAGACTACTAACTTTACCGCTAAGGATGCGCTGACAAGCGGCGATCCTAATAAGGTTGTTCGTGGATCTGAGATTGATACAGAATTTACAAACATCGCAACAGCGGTTAATTCTAAAGCAGATACTGCTGGTCCTACATTTACAGGAACAGTAACTGTTAATAACCTTACTGTGTCTGGAACATTCTCTGGCACTATCCCTGGAGGCACATACTAAATGGCTGACAAATCCGGTAAAAAAGCAGCAAAGGCTGCTTCTAAAGCAGCTAAGTCTTCTGCTAAGGCTTCATCAAAAGCAGCAGCATCTTCTGCTAAAACTGCGGCTAAAGCAGAAAAAGCTAATGTAAAAGCAGAACGGTCTGAGCTTGCAAGGATAGATGCTTCACAGAAGGCTGAAATTAACGCTCTTAAAGCGGCTGGCGTAAAAGGTAAGGCACTATCAGCAGAGAGAAAAGCAAACACTTCTGAGTATAAGAACGCTCAGAATCTCTTTAGTGCTTCAGGCCGTCAAACGCTTTTGACTGAAGGACAACCACGGTTTTTCTCAAATGCTTCTACATATTCCGGCCAAACTGCTGAAAATGTAAATCAGAGACTGCAAACTGCAGCTTCTAAGTATGATACACTAGGTATTACTGATTTATCAATGGCTGGCAGAACCAAGGTTGGTCTTGGATTAGACAAGTTAGTTAGATATGATCTTGGTAAAGCAGGACAAAGTGCAACAACAACAATTCAAAGAGCAGAAAAATTTGTTGGCAACGCTTTTACTCCTGAACAGTTACAACAAGAAGGCATCAAAGTTAAGGAAGTTAAAGGTGTTCCTGGCTTATTTAGATATAGGACTGGCGAAGAAGGAAACAGTATTTATACCTTCTTCCGTAAAGATGCTGATGGCAACTTTGTAGGCACTGGTGTAAACAGAACTGCTACTCCACAAGACGATGGTGGATTTTTTGGTTCTGATTTAGGTCAGGCTTTAATGATTGCTGGTAGTATTGCTCTTTCGTTAACTCCTGGTGGTCAAGCATTTGCTGCAAGCATAGGAAGTGCTCTTAGTGGCGGTGCTTTAACTGGGCTGTCTGCACAGGCTCTTGGCAGTGCAGTTGTTCGCGGTGTCTCTACTGGTCTGATTACTGGTGATGTAGAGAAAGGTTTAATTGCTGGCGCTATGTCTGGTGCTGGTTCAGCCTTAAACTTATCTGGCTCACTAGGAAATGTTTTTGATTCTGTTGGCCTTGGTGATTACAAAGATGCTTTTGGTGTTATTGGTGGTCAAGCCAGCCAAGCATCAATGGCTGCTGCTGACGCTGCTCAATTAGCCGCGCAAGGACTTGGTGCAGATCAAATTGCTTCTACATTA